AAAAAGAAATACTTAAGGGAGATTCTATAAAATCTCATGAGGGTATGCTCTTTGGACGCATGTATGCTGATTGGAAAAAGAGAAAGTCAAATGAATAAATCTTTTGATGATTCTAATTGGAGAGAAGAATACAAAGCATATACAAGCAACAAGAAGCAACTTGAGTTGCTAGAAAATGGGCCTAAGAGTCTATCTCAATCTTGGATCTTGGGTGCTTTATATCAAAGGTGGAAAAAAATAAAAGGTTATAAGGAACCTGAACCACCTAATTGTCAATCAAGTTTACAAGAATTTTACGCCAAACAACAACAGTTGGAGGACACTAACTAATGGAAGACCATCACGTTAATGATTTGTGGGAAGATATGGATCGACTCAATTCGTTATATGAAGAGTTATTGTGGGATCATGATGATGAGTTGCAATTTTTCATAGAAGGTAATAGAATAGTAATTCGTAACCTTGACCAAGAAGATGGTTGAATTGAAAGAGTGGCTTAATTCTATTAATTCCACTAAGGAAAATCTTATAGATAACTGTACAGCAGAAGAAAAAGATTATCCTCCCTATATTATTAATAAATGTCTTTCTGGTTTTAAAGATACAATCTTTATTGCCAATGAGATGAATCTATCAGCTCATTTAGATAATAAACTACAGTATGACTTTTTTATAAATATTGTCAGACCGAGGAAAAGATTCTCGCCTTGGATTAGGAAGGAGAAAATTGAGACCTTAGAGCTCGTCAAACAATACTATGGTTATAGTAATGATAAAGCTAAAAGTGCTCTGAAAATTCTTACTAATGAACAAATTGAATTTATAAAACAACGACTTGATACTGGAGGAAAACGATGAGTGAAGATCAAGAGTATAATTGGTCTCCAGACCAGATGATTGAGGTGACTTTAAAAGAGCCAGATGACTTCCTAAAGGTTAGAGAAACTTTAACTAGGATTGGTGTTGCTTCTAGAAAAGAAAAAAAGATTTATCAGTCCTGTCATATTCTACATAAACAGGGCAAGTATTACATAGTTCATTTTAAAGAACTATTTGCATTAGATGGTAAGAGAGCAAATCTCTTTAATAATGATGTACAACGCCGTAATCGTATTGCTCAACTTCTTAGTGACTGGGGTTTAGTGAATGTAGTAACAACTTCTGCTATAGAAGATGCTGCTCCTCTCAGTCAAATTAAGGTATTATCTTATAAAGACAAGTCTGAATGGACTTTAGAGAGTAAGTATAATATTGGTAAGAAGAAAGTTACAGCATAAATAATTAATAAATTTCAGTAATCACTATGTTAATTAAAGTTTTAGCCGCTGAGGGTAATCTCTCCAGTGCTTCCAATGTTGATAAAGCTACTGTGGTAAGGCTTTTGAATAACCATAGTGCAGCTTTGCTTATAACAAGAAAAGATGCTGGTGGTACTACTATTGGTAGTTTAACAGCAGATAATGGAAAAGTTATTTATCTAGAAAAGGATCCAACAGACACGCTTACTGCAGCATCAAATGGTGGTAGTGTTAAGGTTGTTAAGATTGCTTACAGTCAAGCATCTTGATTTGAACATTTAGTTGCATAAATAGTTCAAATGTGTTATTATTAACACACACGTTCATCCCAATAGGGACGCAAGTAAGCCGACTCGGAACGGAATCGTTCATCCCATGTTTCATTTAGCTGTTATTGCTTCTACTTTCTCTTGTTCTGATGCTAGTGCTCTCATTGATAAGATGAGAGAATATAGAATCGAAGAAGAGACACGAGCTGAAATGATTCAGATCGTGAAAGAAGAGACTTCTGAATGTGATTGGGACGCAAAAGCCGACTGAAGGAACGGGTTTAATCCACCCTACTTTCAGGAGAAAGCCCATGGCACTAGTCACTTATCGTGGTGTCGTCTATGACACCGAAAAGAAAACGACCTGCAATAAGGTCACCTCTGATCTAACATACAGAGGAATCAAGCACCAAGAAGAACGTCTTGTATGTGCTAAATAGAGTGATAGAGGGGGTTTACCCCCTCTTTTTTATAAATATAATATAAAGATTATGGATAGACAAAATCTTAAAAAGCTCTTGGGTGAGTTAAAAACAGTGATGGTAGAAATTGAATCTGAAATCTATTCAGACCCTGAATCTTATACATCTAAGGTAGGGGCATTACCCGATGGTTGTTATAGTATAGATGATGACGACGGTTATCCAGACTAGAAGTTAGTGTATTCCACACTGACTTTTTTTAGCGTTTGTGATTAAATAGTTATGTCGCCGAAAGGGACACAAACTAAACACTCGCTTAAAAAGGAGCTACTATTATGACTAACATACAGAGATACCGTGCTGCCGATTTGCCAGATTTAATGGATCGGATCACAAAACACAGTATAGGGATGGATGATTACTTTACACAGTTTTTCAATTCTCCAACACAGAATTCAAACTATCCACCTTATAATTTAATACATATTAATAATCATGAGTCGAGGTTGGAAGTCGCCCTCGCTGGCTTCAAGAAAGATGAGCTTAAAGTCTTTACGGAGTTTGGAAAACTATATGTGGAAGGCGTCAAAGAAGATAAGGAAACAGATGGAGAGTACCTCCATAAAGGATTGGCCTCAAGGTCTTTCAATAGGGTCTGGACAATCACAGATGATACCGAAATCAGAAGTGTCAGATTCAATGACGGATTACTGGTTATAGAACTTGGTAAAGTTGTACCAGAGCATCATGCTCGCAAAGACTATTTGTAGGAGGTGTATCATGAAACTCACTACTCCATTCAGCGTAATTAAAAACGCTATGAGTGACATCCGAAGGATGCACGACTTCAACTACAATCTTCCCAAAGAAAATTATTGGGAAGATGAATGTAGATCACATCCAACCAATCAACATTGTTTGGTTTATTGTGACTAAATCTACTACATAGAACAGGGCTTTACTTTGTTCTATGATGAGATTTCAAGAAGAAGATTTACTGAGAATGGTTCGTGCTTGTGAGCTGTATCAACAACATACAGCTTCCGAGTGGGAAGAGTATTCTAAAATAATTGGTAAAATAAAACATTACCTTGAAGAGAATTGGACTGATGCATAATGATTTATGGGCTGGTTATAAATCAGCCGTCTTTGATACATTTCCAGATCTTAAATTTGAAAAACAACATGAGAGTTGGACTAATAAGAGAGGTGTAAATCTCACTGCTGATTTATATTCTGGTAAATATTTTATCAAATCCAGACATGTAAATATCTGGGATGAAAAATTAAATATCCATAACAATGTGATCTATCCTAAGACAGGGCATAACCTTCCTTGTTTTGGGATGGATCTTATGGGTTTTAGTGAGAAGAAAGTTATAATAGTATTTGACTTTCAACATCCTGTAGAGAACTTTTTATTAAAGGTGCCACCATTACCTAAGACAGAAGAAACTTATCGTTTCTTTGAGAAGGGTAATCATTTCTCTGATAATATCTTTGTAAGGTATTGTAGGATGGAACATGTTAATACATATCTGCCAACATTCAAATATTATCTTTCTCTTTATAAAGAGATGATAGATAATGCAAAACCAACTGGTACTGATACCAGTTTGTATAAAGATTTTGATAGCTATATGATAAGACTAGATCCTATTTCAGGATATCTATCCAGTAGTTTTGGAAAGGAAGAGTCTGAAAAATTAATTAAAGAATTCTTTTTCAGTTATGCAGAATGATCTAGTAGATGGGATAAAGACACTGTTATCCTTTACAATGGAAGATATTCCTGATATAGAACCACTGGAGAGTTCTTTTCCAGAAGTTAAGAAAGGTGATTTATTCATTGAGAATAAGATGTATAAGTCTCCTAAACTTAGAAAGATCCATTTAGAAGTAGCTAACATTGGTAAATTAAAAATACTCCATTGTGTATTTTTTCCTAATCCCAAATATAATATACCAATATTTGGATGTGATATTGTACAGAATGAAAAGATAGTTACTGCAGCTATTGTTGATGTATCTCCTATAACTGGTACAGAACATGTTTATGAGAAGTTATGTACAATTAGTAATAACTTTAGATTTAAAGAGAAGAGACCACTTCCACTATGGGGTGATGAAATATTTTCTCCATTCTGTAAGTTTGTTCGGTTAACCGAAGATATAGAGATGGCGAATTTTTACTGTGTTGTGTTAGAGTATCTTAGTATATTTTTTGAATCTGTTAGAGATGCTGAGTTAGATCTAGACTGGATAAAGGAAGTTAGAAGAATGGATGACCAGATCTGGTACTGCACACAACAACAGAAAAATGATAAAACTCGTGGTATACTAGAAAATGTATTTGACAAACAGTGGGCTGAAAACTATATAGCTACTGTACTATTCGATAAACCAACATGCAAGACACAAACTGGACAGCACAAATCTTATTAGAATCTAATAGATTAGTTAAAGTCGAGTTTACTGTATGTAAATCGAATTTGAGAGAGGATGCATTAAGAAGGTGTAAAGCACTTTATGGTGTATCCGATGTAAGACAATTAACAAGGGTATGGTAAATTATGAATAACATTGGATTAGAAGTTGTATTTTGGACAGCATTAGCACTTTATCTTTTAACAAAACTAGGAGTCTTTAAGAAATGACCTTTCTAATAGCAATTATGTCTTTTGCTAACTTTGTATTCTATCCTTTAGTGATAGGTACTATAGTCGCAGTTATAATTGAACAGATATTCAGATCAATTGGTAATGAAGAAAATGAAAGTGACTTAAAGAGAGTTGCAATTTCTATGGGTATTAGAAAGTATCTTTGGAGACAAGCATGGTTGTTTAATATTATATGGTTTATTGGTTACTTTATATTAACGTTCACCATAGGTAGACAGACACCACAAGCAATGCCTGATATGATATGGCAAGGATAAAATTATTATGGATTATAAAACTTCTGGAGTTGATATAGAAGCAGGTAATGCTTTTGTAGAAAGACTGAAAAAACAAGCACCTGCTATAGGTGGTTTTGGTGGTATGTTCGAGGTTCCTCGTGGATATGAGGAACCTGTTTTAGTATCTGGTACTGATGGTGTCGGTACTAAAATTAATATGTGTAGGGTCTTTAATGATTGGAAAACTATAGGTATGGATCTTGTCGCTATGTGTGTCAATGATGTTATTACCTGTGGTGCTAAACCATTATATTTTCTAGATTATGTTTCTACTGGTAAGTTATCTCCTATTGTAGATGATATAGTTGATGGAATAGTTGAAGGTTGTAAGGTTGCTAATATAGATTTGATAGGTGGAGAGACTGCTGAACATCCTAGATGTGCTCCTCCATATGGACATGAGGATGATATTGATCTTGCTGGATTTTGTACTGGTATAGTTGAGAAGAATGAAATTATAGATGGTAGTTTAATACATGAGGGTGATGTAATTATTGGTATTGAAAGTAGTGGAATTCATAGTAATGGATATAGTTTAATTAATGAAATGCTATGGAGACAGAAGATATATTATAGAGATACTCCTGAATTACTTAATACTACTCACATCTATTCTCCACTAGTTCAGGATTTATTAGATGAATTTCCTATTGTTGGGATGTCACATATAACAGGTGGTGGAATTCCTGGCAACTTACCAAGATGTATTCCAGATGGATTAGCTGCTAATGTTGATTATAATTCTTGGAGATTACCAGAGATATTTAAAAAGATTCAACTTGCTGGTGAGATACCAGAGCAAGAGATGAAGAATGTATTTAATCTTGGTATAGGATACTGTTTGGTGGTTCCTGAAGAGGTCTCAACTGATGTTCAGTTACGAATAGATGGACATGGCTTGCAATCTTGGATCATTGGTGATATAATATCCGTATAACCTTTTAATAAATATGGCTATCCATAGTAATGTTACTATCACCATTGACCTCAATGGATTGGTATGGGATAGAGCTGAGTTTCTTAAACAAGAAATGTCTGTCACCCAGAATGATTACCTTGCTGAGACTCTACGTAAAACTCTAACATGGGATACCTTGTATAGTATGGTTGATCAGAGTATCTTACAGTTCTTTGATAACCATGAGCATCCAGATGTTTGGGATCCTCATTATGGTGAGATTCAACCAGAGCCTGGTCGTGAGAAAGAATTGAATAGAATAGAGAAAGAGGCAAAGGCAAGAGAAAAGGCAAGAAGTGAATTTGAGATGGTTGATCTAGTATCACCAGCATGGACAATTAAAGTACCGAGGAGGATAAAAAATGAGTCATGATATTATAAGATTTCGTATTAGACAAGATGGCGTAGTTGAGGAAAAAGTAGAGGGTGTTTATGGTAATTCTTGCGAAAGACTTACAAAAGAAATAGAAAATGCTCTTGGTGATATCTCTCGCCGTATACATACATCAGATTACTATTTAAAATCTCCCAATAAAAATGTCACACTTCAGCACGATCAAGACCAAAATTAAAGATAAATCTGCCTTACTTAGAGCTTTACAAGTACTAGGACATAATACAGATGTTGATCAGAAATTGGAAAATCCAGCTGATCATAATCATGATGAAGTTGTGGTACAAGTTGCTGTGGGTAAGGATATTGGTTTTCGTTTAAATCCATCTACGAAAACTTATGAACTGGTTACAGATCTTCAAACATGGGATCAACCAGTACCAGTAGAAAGATTTCTTGATAAGTTATCTCAACAGTATGCTGTAGAAACAATTACTGAAACTGCTAAGAAAGATGATTTTCATGTTACACAACAAACTACAAATAAAGATGGATCTATTGAACTAGTAGTGGAGAGATGGAAATGAATGTTAATGTTATAGAATTAGTTACTGGTGTTATCGTAGTTGCTGATGTAGAAGAACTTGATGAAGAACCTAGTTGCTTTTTGAAAAACTGTAGAGAGATTATAGAAGATAATGAAGGTGTTATTTCATTAAGAAAATGGCCTCGTTACACAGATGAAACAGAGGCCTTGATTTATTCTGATAGAATTACTACAATATCTGAACCTAACAGCGAGTTAAATTCACTCTATAAGAAATCAATTAATTCATGAATTTTTATACTAATATCCAATTAGTATCCGATAAAATACTTTTTAGAGGATACAAGGATGGTGAGCGGGTGATGTTCAGAGACACTATGAGTCCTGTATTATTTGTCCAGACTGAGAAACCAAGTAAGTTTAAAACATTAGATGATAAGAATGTAAAACCTATCAACTTTATGAGTCCGAGGGATGCTAGGGATTTTTTAAAAAAGTATTCTGAGGTAGATAATTTTGATATCTATGGTTACGAAAGATTTTTATATCAGTATATAGCTGATAAGTTTCCACAGGAAGAGATTAAATTTGATATGTCTGTGATGAATATCATCACTCTTGACATTGAGGTTGAATGTGAAAATGGTTTCCCTGATGTAGAATCTGCTTCTGAATCTATACTCTGTATTACAATCAAAGATCTAAATACTAAGAAGTTGATTGTTTGGGGTACTAGAGAATATGATAATAGTAGAGATGATGTAGAATTTGTTTATTGTTATTCTGAGCAGGATTTATTAGGTAAGTTTTTAGAATACTGGGTACAGAATACTCCAGATATTGTTACTGGATGGAATGTATATTTGTATGATATTCCATACATCTGCCGTAGATTGGAGAGAGTACTTTCTGAGAAACATATGCGTTCTCTTTCTCCTTGGAATTTAATTAATTACAGGGAGTTTACCATTCATGGTAGAAAGAATATTGCTTATGATCTTGGTGGTGTATCTTGTTTAGATTATCTTGACTTATATAAAAAGTTTACATATTCTAATCAGGAGTCTTATAGACTAGATCATATTGCTTTTGTTGAACTTGGTCAAAAGAAATTAGACCATAGTGAATATGAAAACTTCAAACAGTTCTATACACAGGATTGGCAGAAGTTTATTGATTATAACATTCTTGACGTTGAACTAGTTGATCGTCTAGAAGATAAGATGAGGTTGATTGAACTTTGTCTTACTATGGCATATGATGCCAAACAAAACTATGAAGATGTATATTCTCAGGTTAAGACTTGGGATAATATTATTTTCAACTATCTTAAGAAGGATCATATAGTTGTTCCTCCTAAGATTTCACATAAAAAAGATACCGCTTATGCAGGGGCTTATGTCAAGGAACCGAAAACAGGACGCTATGATTGGGTTGTCAATTTTGACCTCAATAGCCTTTATCCTCATCTTATTATGCAATATAATATCAGTCCCGAAACCCTCAGGCAGACTCGACATCCCAGTGCGAGCGTTGAGGGGATCTTAAATGAGAGTATAAAGGTTGATACACCTTATGCTGTATGTGCCAATGGTGCTCAATACAGCAAAGATTTTCAAGGATTTCTCCCGAAGTTAATGGAGAAGATGTATAATGATAGAGTCATCTTTAAGAAGAAGATGATTGAGGCGAAGAAACAATATGAAAAGACACCATCACTTGCTCTTACAAAAGAGATTTCTAGGTGTAATAATATTCAGATGGCTAAAAAGATATCTCTCAATAGTGCTTATGGTGCTATTGGTAATGAGTACTTTAGGTACTTTAGGATAGCCAATGCAGAAGCTATTACTTTGTCTGGACAAGTATCTATCCGTTGGATAGAGAATAAGATGAATGATTACGTGAATAAAATTTTGAAAACTAAAGGAGAAGATTATGTTATTGCTTCAGATACTGATTCCATCTATCTTAATATGGGGCCTTTTGTTGACGCTGTATACGAAGGGCGAGAGAAAACTAATGAGAGCGTTGTTGGGTTCCTTGACAAGGTGTGTAAAGTTAAACTTGAACCTTTTATTGAAAGTGCTTACCAAGCGTTGGCCAGGAACGTCAACGCCTATGCCCAAAAGATGATAATGAAAAGGGAGAACATTGCCGATAGAGGTATATGGACTGCCAAGAAAAGATACATTTTAAACGTATGGGATAGTGAAGGAGTTAGATATGAGAAACCAAAACTTAAGATCATGGGATTGGAGACTGCTCGTTCGTCAACTCCTGCTTTCTTTAGAGATAAGTTAAAGAAAGCTTTTACAATTATAATCAATGATACTAATGATGATCTAATTAAGTTTATTGATGAAGTTCGTAAGGAGACTAGAGAACAAGATATAGAGAATATATCATTCCCTAGAGGATGTAATAATTTAGATAAGTATAGAAGTTCTGCTGATTTGTATAAGAAGGGAACTCCGATTCAGGTTAGAGGTGCTCTTCTATATAATCATTACATAAAGAAGAAGAAATTGCAGAGTAAGTATCCACTTATTCAGGAAGGTGAGAAGATTAAGTTTGTTTATCTTAAGAAGCCTAATCCTATCAATGAAGACATCATTGCATATTTTCAGACACTTCCAACTGAACTTAATCTGAAAAATTATATAGATTATGATACTCAGTTTGAAAAGAGTTTCACTGCTCCTTTAAAGAATGTCTTAGAGACAATAGGATGGCAGGTTGAGAAGCGTGGATCGCTTGAATCTTTCTTTGTTTAATGGTACAATAGTAAAAAGGAATTGAATTATGAGTTTTCTTAAAAGTGTAATTAAAGAGTTGGATAATGAATTTGCTTCAGTTGCAGATGATGGAATATCAGCAGGGGATTGTGATTCCTTTGTAGATACTGGCAGTTTCATTTTTAATGCTTTAGTTAGTGGTAGTATCTTTGGTGGTCTTCCATCAAATAAAATTACAGCTCTTGCAGGTGAGTCTAGTACTGGTAAAACATTCTTTGCTTTATCAATCGTTAAGAACTTTTTACAGACAAATCCAGCTGCACAAGTAATATATTTTGAAACTGAATCTGCTATTACTAAGAGTATGCTTAGTACACGTGGTATTGATGTGACACGTTTAGGATTGGTTCCTGTTACTACAGTACAAGAGTTTAGAACACAAGCAATTAAAGTTGTAGATGAATATACTAAATTACCATTAGCAGATCGACCACCATTGATGTTTGTATTAGATTCATTGGGTATGCTTTCAACTACTAAAGAAGTTGAAGATGCAGCTGCTGGTAAAGAGACTCGTGATATGACTCGTGCTCAAATTGTTAAATCAATATTCAGAATTTTATCTCTTAAATTAGGTCGTGCAAATATACCTTTAATCGTTACTAATCATACATATGATGTAGTAGGATCTTATATGCCTACGAAAGAAATGGGTGGTGGTAGTGGATTAAAATATGCCGCATCTACTATAATCTATCTCTCTAAATCTAAAGAGAAAGATGGTAAGGATGTTATTGGTAATATCATTAAATGTAAAGCCTATAAATCTAGATTCACAAAAGAAAATTCTATAGTATCTACTAGGTTGTACTACGATGAAAGAGGATTGGACTCCTATTACGGACTCCTCGAACTGGGAGAAAAATATGGCATCTTTACAAAAGTTGGAAACAGATACCAGATTGGAGAGGCGAAAATTTATCCTAAGAATATTCTCGAAGATCCTCAAAAGTTTTTCACGCCAGAAGTAATGCAAGCACTTGACGAATGTGCGAAGAAGGAGTATAGTTATGGTTCATTCGATGGTGTAAATTGATGGTTGATAGGATTGAGAATAAAATCCTTTCTAATCTTATTCATGTTGAAGATTATATGAGGAAGGTAATTCCTTTTATAAAGGATGTTTATTTTGATAATGTATCTGAGAAAACAATCTTTCAAGAGATACTAGATTTTATCAATCAATATGATGGCCTTCCAACTAAATCTGTTCTAACTATAGAAGTAGAGAATAGGAAAGATCTCTCTGAAGATATGTTCAAAGAGTGTGTTGGTATCATTGATAGTTTCACTGATGAGAAAGTAGATCAAACTTGGTTAGTTGATAGTACAGAGAAGTGGTGTAAGGAGAGAGCTGTATATCTTGCATTAATGGAGTCAGTTAAGATTGCTGACGGTAAGGATGAGAAAAAGAATAGAGATGCTATTCCTAGTATATTGTCAGAAGCATTATCAGTATCATTTGATGATCATATAGGACATGATTATTTTGCAGATGCTGATTCTAGATATGAGTTTTATCATTTGAAAGAAGATAAGATTCAGTTTGATCTTGATATGTTTAACAAGATTACTAAGGGTGGATTACCACGTAAGACATTAAACATTGCTCTTGCTGGTACTGGTGTTGGTAAATCTTTATTCATGTGTCATCAAGCTGCTTCTTGTTTGATGGAAGGTAAGAATGTTTTGTATATTACTTTAGAGATGGCGGAAGAAAGAATTGCAGAACGTATAGATGCAAATCTTTTTAATGTTGATATTAAATCTATTATAGAACTTCCTAAACCAATGTATGATACAAAGGTTCAGAAGATAACAAAGAAGACTCATGGACAATTAATCATTAAAGAATATCCAACTGCTTCTGCACACGCTGGACACTTTAGAGCATTGTTAAATGAGTTACATCTTAAGAAAAATTTTACACCAGATATCATTTTTATTGATTATCTAAATATTTGTTCATCTAGTCGTTACAAGGGTACAATTGTTAATTCATACACGTTCGTTAAGGCGATTGCGGAGGAACTTCGTGGTCTTGCTGTGGAAGCAAATCTACCGATTGTCAGTGCTACTCAAACTACTCGTTCTGGTTTTGGTTCTACTGACGTTGACCTCACTGACACTTCAGAATCCTTTGGACTCCCTGCTACTGCTGATTTTATGTTCGCTCTCATATCTACTGAGGAGTTGGAAGCATTGAATCAGATTATGGTTAAACAGTTAAAGAATCGGTATAATGATCCTACAATGTTTAAAAGATTTGTTGTGGGTATTGACAGATCGAAGATGAAATTGTATAATGTAGAGGACAGTGCTCAGAAAAACATCGTTGATTCAGGTCAAGATGATACTGAGATTTCAGATACAAAGCATAGAAGTTTTGAAGGATTCAAAGTATGAAATTAAAAGACAATAGGATAACTCCTAAAGAAAGTGATGAGTATGATCCAATTCAACCTAATCCATCACCTGAAAAAGTTGTAGTTGATTATGAAGAGTATCTCAATTTTGTTTCACAAGTAACTAGTGAAGCATCAGCAGAAACAGATGCTTTTATTGAACGTGTCAACGAATTAAAACCTGATGTCGATCTAAATAGGCTGCTAACTGCTGCTATTGGTGTAGGTGCCGAGGGTGGTGAGTTTGCTGAAATCGTTAAAAAGATTACATTCCAAGGTAAACCATATGATGATGCTTCTCGTGAGCATATGATTGTAGAACTTGGAGATGTAATGTGGTATATTGCACAAGCATGTATGAGTCTAGGAGTAACTATTGATGACCTTGTTATCAGAAATGTACAAAAACTCTCGGCACGTTATCCAGAAGGTGCGTTCCAAGTTTACAGATCGGAAAACCGAAAAGAAGGAGATATCTGATTCTCAAATGGTAAAAGCTTTGGGTGAGACTTTGCTTGGCATGTCTATACATCCCAAAGCTCTTTTAAAATCTATTACTAAGAAGGATAAATAAAAAGAGAATATTTTTTATTTACAATGGCTTTAGATAAAGTTACTGAACTTGCTTTAATTGCAATCGCTAGAGTTATTGTTAAAGCTGATTATGCTTGCTTTCATAGTGGATTTGATATAAGTGTTAATGACAAAGAGAGTTCAAAGATTAAAGCAACGTTGACTGTAGTTGTTCCTAAAGGACAAAAGCGAATAGCATCAGCTGATCTAACAAAAAAATTAGATGAATGGCGTATTGAACCCAGTAAGACTTATAATTTTTTAAATGTTTATCTAGGTAAGACTGTAGAAGAAAAAACTAGAATTAAGATTGTATTAAAAGAAGAGTCAGTTCCTAAAACATATGATAAGCCTTCTGGAGAAAATAAAGGTTCTGGTGGTGGTAGTAGTAATACTAAGACTGTTGAATCGGCACAATGTTTATATTGTTCTTTAGCTTTTAATGTTTATGGTAATAAAATTGAAGAAGATTCTTTAATAACTCAAGATGATTATGATAAAGCTTATAAACAAATTGAAGTCGATGCTACTATGGAGGATATGTTAACTATGGCAGCTGGATGGAAGAAATCTTCTATTCTTGGTGCTAATAAGTTGTTTGAGAAGATACCTAGTACTATAAATCAATATAAATTCTATAGAAATAAGGGTGTTGATGTAGCAATTAATGGAGCATATAATAGAATAAAAGGAGATAAAGTTTCTGTTCTAGCAGAAAATATTAGTGATTCTGTTCCTGCTAGTGAAGATAAATGGAATCCAGCTGATATATGGATGTCAGACACTTCAGATATAGAATCAAAAATTGAAAAGGCATCTTCAACTGGAACTGGAAGTACTGGACTTGTTCTGAATTTTAATCAGTTTTTAATAAATCAATTTAATGATAAGCATTTGATTGGTGTTTCTCTTAAAAAAATAACTGGTAATGCAGATCTAAAACCAATGAATTTAACTAAGGATAGAGAGATTTCTAAAGTTGGATATGGAGGAGCTAGTTTTAATTATCCAACATTAGATACTTATATTGATTTTAAGAGTGGAAGTAATACATCAATTCAATTTAGAAATTTTAGTGGATCAAAAGGATCTTGGCAGGGTGAAGTTGGAATTAAAGGATCATCAGCAAAACATGGAAAGATAGGTGGTGGTGCTATTTGGGAAATATTGAAATCTCATAACGTTTCCTATTCTAGTCGAGCTGATAATAATCAACAGTTCTATAATGATTGTGGTAATCCAAGATTGCAGCAAGGTATTGCTGAAGATATATATGAATTATTAAAGAAGTTTCCTGCTGCTGATAGAAAAATGAAAACTGGAAACATTGAAAAATCACAAGAAATTTCTGATATAGTTAACATCACGGTTGATGATCCTAAAGAAAAATCTACCAAGAAGAATCATAATCAACGTTGGATGTATACAAAGTTTTTAGGACTTACTTTGATAGATGCAATTCATGGTAGTGGTATCTCTAAAGAAAAGAGAGATGAGATAGTACAGGATATATATCTATATGCTAGTTCACAACATACATTATCTGGAGTATATTATAAGTTAACATGAAGAATAAACATTTAGAACACTTAGAAGATGATATCCTTAACAATGGAAGTGAGGGTGGTAAGACATCAATTGCTTTTCTTAGGTCTTTAGGATCTATGTTATCTCAAGGAGATAAGAAGAAGGATATGAAAGTAACTACGAAATGGGATGGTGCTCCAGCTATTATATGTGGTGTAGATCCTATAACAAAATATTTTTTCGTAGGAAATAAATCAGTATTTAATATAGATCAGCCAAAGGTTTGTGTTTCTTCTACAGGTATTGATAGACATTATCCTGAAAGTGGATTGAATCCTATTCTTAAATCTTGTTTAAGTAATCTTTCTAAATTAGATATTAAAGGAGTCATACAAGGTGATCTTCTTTATACAGAAAAAACTAAAACTATAACTAATGTTGGTGGTAAAAGATGTGTAACTTTTACACCTAATACTATTACATATGCTATTCCATTAGATACAGATCTTGGAAAACGTGTTAATAATTCTAATCTTGGCATTGTATTTCATACATCATACACTGGAGATTCATTAAAAGAAATGTCTGCTGGATTTGGTGTTGATGTATCTCCATATCAAGGACATAAAGAAGTTACTGTATTCTCTTCAGATTTTACTGATACAAGTGGTAGTGCAAACTTTACTACTACTGAATTAACTAAGTTTAAATCTACTGTTAATCAAGCAGAAGGATCTTTAAGACAAGCATCTAAGTTTTTAGATGTTATGA